GGGGAGTTTATTAGAAATAAAGTTTTAAAAATTAAATCTAAGAGACTTTTTAATGAATTGAAAACTTTTATTTGGAACAACGGCAAGGCTCAAGCTATGCGTAGTTATAATGACGATTTGGTGATGGCTTGCGCTATCGGCTGTTGGGTCAGAGACACAGCTTTGACTGTAAATGAACAGGATATGCAGTATAAAAAAGTTATGATTAATGCTATAATGACAAGTAACAAATCTTTAGATACTAGAATCTCTGGGATGAATCAAAAAAAGAAAGATAATTATATTTATAATGATAATAAAAAGCAACGCGTGGTTTCTCTAGATAAACTACCGTTTTTTATGAAATAGGTGATAGAACATGGCTAAAAATGACAATAAGAGAAACCCAAGAAATCCAGATAGTCCACTATTTCAAAGGCTTACTAGGCTTTTTTCGGGGCCTATTGTAAATTATAGGGCACAACAAACTAGAAATAATAGAAAATTTTCTATTGATAAATTTGGCCCAAAATTTAAAAACGCCGGCGGCCACTCATTTAAGAGGCAGGCTTATAATCCATGGGAAACTATTTCATCTGCTATGATGAATAGTCTTAATCGATCCGAGCGATACGCAGATTTTGATCAAATGGAGTTTATGCCGGAACTGGCTTCGGCTATGGATATTTATGCTGATGAAATTACCACTCATACTGAATTCGAAAAATCATTAATAATTGATTGTCAAAATGAAGAAATAAAGGAAATACTTAATACCCTATTTTTCAAAGTTTTGTCGGTCAACTCTAATCTTTTTGGTTGGGTTCGCTCTATGTGTAAGTACGGAGACTTTTTTGGATATTTGGATATTGATGAGCAGACTGGCATCAAGGGAATGATCGGAATGCCTGTTGTGGAAATAGAAAGGATGGAGGGCCAAGATCCATCTAATCCAAATTATGTTCAATATCAGTGGAACACCGGCGGCCTGACGTTTGAAAATTGGCAGTTAGCTCATTTTAGAATTTTAGGTAATGACAAATATCAGCCATATGGCACATCCGTTTTAGATCCGGGCCGTAGAATTTGGAGGCAATTAACCCTTCTTGAAGACGCGATGATCGCATATAGGATTGTTAGATCTCCAGACAGAAGGATTTTTAAAGTTGATGTCGGGGGCATTCCACCAGAAGAAGTAGAACAGTACATGCAGAAGGTCATGACTTCGATGAAGAGACACGAGGTTATTAATTCTAAAACAGGAGAATTGGATCTTCGGTATAACCCACTTTCAATCGAGGAGGATTTCTTTGTACCAGTGAGAAATGGTGTTGCTGCAACTGATATTACCAATTTGGGCGGTCAGACTTGGGCGACGGCAATCGATGATGTAAAATATCTGCAAAATAAGTTATTTGCAGCGATTAAAATTCCTATGGCTTACTTGATTCGCGGCGAGGGCGCAACAGAGGAGCAGGCTTCTTTGGCTCAGAAGGATATTAGGTTTGGCAGAACCATCCAGCGTCTACAAAGGTCTGTTTTGAGCGAGTTAGAAAAAATAGCGACAGTTCATTTATATACTATCGGATATCGCGGGAATGATTTGATTAACTTTAATCTTAAATTACACAACCCATCTAAGATAGCTCAGATGCAAGAAGTAGAAAAATTAAGTCTTAAACTCGATGTCGCGACCAAGGCTTCACAATATGTGTATAGCAATCACTGGGTTTCCAAAAACATTCTTGGCTTGTCAGACGAGGAGTTGGTTAAAAATCTTAGAGAAAAGTTTTTTGATAAAAGGCTTGAAGTTGCTCTTGCGTCTATCGCTGAAACGGAAGGTGCCGCGGCAGCAGCTACGACGTTGACTGGAACAGGTTTCGGCGGTGCAGGCGACCTTGCCGGCCTAGGCGGCGGCACAGAATTGGGTGGTGAAATTGCCCCAGAGCCTGTAGCCACTGCGCCCGGTGAAGCCTCTGCAGCCGAAGCTCCCGCTGCTGAAGCACCAGCGGCCCCAGAGGAAGAGGAGGGGGTCTTGTTGGCAGAGCCGGCCACAGAAATATCTGAGCAAGATCTCACTAAGCCTGAGCCAGTATATACAGAATACGAAGATGGTTCTTATATCACAAAAACCTCAAAGGGCAAAAAATATATGAAAGTGAAGGCTGATAAGAGAAAATATGCCGGCCGTAGGGAGTCTTGGGTAAAACCTCAAAGAAAACCGCGAAGAATTGATAAGGCCATGGGGATTGGAACATTTATTAGTGAAAATCGATCTAATTATAGTGAAGACTTTGAAAAAAGAATGTCATCGTTAAATGAAGAGATAGAAAAAATATTAATAGAGGAAAACTAAATGAAGCACAACAAGAGAAGGAATACTGCTTTCGTTTATGAGGCCCTAGTCAGGGAGCTTACTAAACACACGATTCAAAAGAACGAGGAAAAAAAGAGAGCAGTTCTTGATGTAATTAAAGAAACTTTTAAAAAGAATTCTTTATTAAAAAAAGAATTAGATCTTTATGGTGAAATTGTTAAAACAAGAGAAATCGACCCTAAAGACGCCGAAAAGGTGGTTCGCCTAGTAAAAGAGGCGAGGCAAAAAATTGATAATCAAAAATTGTTTTCGGAACAAACAAGGTTGATAAACACGATTAATAAAAAGCTGGATGAATCTGTGTTTTCTAATTTTGTGCCAAACTATAAAACACTAGCAAGTATATATCAGGTTTTTTCGCCAAATACAAAAATTAAAAACAAGGTTTTATTAGAAAAATCTATTGTTAGATACATGGCCTCAAATAACATCAAGCCGTGTGAAAGAGAAAATGAGGTGAAAGCTTCAACTGTTAAAATATTTACAAGCAAGTTTAATTCAACTTATTCCAAACTCAACGAAGAACAACGAATTCTTTTATCAAAATATGTTGGCTCGTTTAAAGACAACGGCTTGGATTTAAAAATTTATTTGAATGATGAACTAGGTAGAATTAAAGAGGCTCTTGGGGAACAAAGGGGTAACGTTGGTGAAGAGCTAGAAAAAAGAGTTGATAGCGTTCTTACATTAATTGATGGATACAAAGGTCAAATGATTAATGAGGCCATGCTAAAACAAATATTAAAAATTCAGGAATTGACCCGAGAGATTCAATCAAATGAGTAAGTTAGAAGAAATAAAAGTAAAGGTTGAAGAGCAGGAATCTGGAAATATAAAAATTTCTGTTAAAGAGCCGGAACCCGAGGAAATTAAAGTTGCGGTCAAGCCAGTTCCATATGAGACTATTGAACTGGATGTTAGAAAAACTTTAGATAACAATTATATAATATATGATCACCCCCTGTTTGATATTGTAATCAATCCAGATAAGAAGAGGATTACAACCTTCATAAAGAGATATTTAAAAACAGACCCATATCCTCATCAGGATGTGTTTTTTGATTATCTCTTGAGAAAGGGGGTCATATTACCAGATAGCGTTAAAGGCGGCAATATATTTGGTAGTCTAGAGGCTACTTATCCAGCCAACAAAAAGATTGATGTGTTAAAGGGAATTTTATTGTCCATTTATTTTTATTTAATAAAAGAGTTACCAAGATTAAGAGCCGCCTTAGATTATGATTTAGAAGTAGATGATTCTTTGACAGACCCTTCAGAAAAGGATAGTACTGAATACGGCGAAGTCCCACAGAAAAAGAGGAAGGGAACCATGGATCCCTTCTATACTCAAAATTCTGGGCTGTTATATCGGATATAAATGGCTTTAATATATTTTGTTTTGGTGTGCTATGGAGTAACGCAACTGCTTGTCTATGGCTCTATATTTAACAAGTTGCGTCCCAGCAAGGGCTTTTTTGGAGAACTGTTTCATTGTCCAATGTGCTTAGGTTTTTGGGTTGGCGTTTTTGTTTATGGAGTTTCTTTTTGCACAGAACTATTTACTTTTGAACTTAATTGGACTAATCCATGGTTGCTTGGTTCATTAAGTTCTGGCACTTCATACGCCTTGTGTATGTTATTCGGAGATGGGGGAATCAATGTTAAGCGGAACTAATATTTTTGTAGAAACAAAGTGGATGCTTCAACCACCAAGGCTGTGTAAGAGCGGCTGCTGTATCATGCGGGTCACGCCCGCAGGAGAGGAAAATGAGTATTGATCTTAAAGAAATCAGAAGGATGGTTACAACGGCCCTTATTCAAGAGCGTGTTGGTTATTATGGCAGTCAAGTTGAGGGGGATGCTGGCTTGCCCGCCGATGCGCCCGATATAGCTGCCATGGTCGAGGATGCCAGCGATGCAATATCCAATTTGGAAATGGCAAAAACAAATGCAGCCCAAGCTGCACTTGCCGACGCGACAGAAAAACTTGTCGGGCCTTTAATTCAGGCCGGCATCACTAGTGATGAAGTAAAAGAGATGTTGGAAGATTTTTATTCTACCATGATGGATAAGATTGAACGTTCTGAGCAGGAGGCTTCAAAAAGGGCTGATGACACGAAAGCTGATTTGGAATCCCCAACTATTGGAGAATAATGATGTCGGATAAATTACTGTTAAGAGAATATTATGCACTATGTGAAGGCGGCTATTGTAAAGATTTATTAACTGAAGCTGAAAAAATGTCCATGGCCGAAGGAAAGGCATTTTACTTAACCGGCATTCTCCAAATGGGCGGAACTAAAAATGGAAATGGTAGAAAATATCCTACCCATGTTTTAGAAAGAGAAATGGGCAATTATGAATTGTTAATTAAACAAAAGAGGGCGTATGGGGAGCTTGACCATCCAGATACGTCTGTTGTAGATTTAAAAAATGCGTCACACCTAGTAACACGATGGTGGATGAATGAGCAAAAAGTTATGGGGGTCATTAAGCTTCTGGACACTCCAACCGGCGAAATTGTAAAAGGTATTATTAGATCAGGCGGCCAAATAGGTATTTCATCTAGGGGTTTAGGCTCTGTGGTTAACGAGGCTAATGGTACAAGCATGGTACAGGAAGACTTTCAATTAATTTGCTTTGATATTGTAGCTGATCCATCAACCCCGGGCGCATTTATGAATCCAACAAGAATCCATGAAAACAAACAGCCGAAAATTCACGATAAGGAATATAGAGTTAATGCTTTAATTAATTCAATATTAGAGGAAAAATGAAGAAACAAGATTTTAAAAAACTTATTAAGCCAATTGTAAAAGAGTGTATAAACGAGGCAATCTTAGAATCCGGCCTGTTATCTAATGTTATTTCTGAAGTCGTAAAGGGTCTGGGTATTCAAGCTCTGAACGAACAAAAGGCCGTTAAATCGACAGAACAAAAAAGAAACAACGTAATCGCAGAACAAAAAAGAAACAACGCGATTGCAGAACAAAAAAGAAAATTATCAAATGAAAAGTTGGATGCGACAAGAAAAAAACTTTTAAATTCTATCAACAAGGATGCCTATGGCGGCGTTAATGTTTTTGAGGGTACGACGCCCATGAATGGCGCAGGCTCAACAAAGGCCCCTTCACCGGCCGGCGCACTCGCCGGCCAATCGCCCGACGACCCGGGCATCGATATTTCAGGTATTTTAAATATCGGCGCCGATAAGTGGTCAAAATTGGTATGAGGTAAACATGAGTGTTGTTAATGTACAGGTAAGAGCTAGAAGAAACGAGTCGACTGAAAACTTAATTAAAAGATTTAGTCGAAAAGTAAAAAGAGGGGGTCTCTTAGAAGAAGTGAAGAATAGAAAATATTATGAGAAGCCTTCTGTTAAAAGAAGAAGAGAAAAAGTTCGTAGAAAAAGAACGTTAAAGAAACTATTTAGTAAGAGAATCGGAGAATAAAATGACCACCCAGAAAAGTAATTCAGATTTTGCAGATGCCAGATTTAGACAATTTGCCCCAGCTTTAGGGAAAGTTGGTCAGTACCAAATGAGCGCTGTGCCGTATATCACCTCATCGGTGGTCGTGCCAGCGCCAACAGCCTCACCCAAAGAAATTGCATTTCCAAGCGTTACTCGATTTATTACGATTACTAATGAGGCAACAGGTTCTAACAAGCCATTAAGGGTTGGTTTTAGTTCTTTTGGTGTTACTGGCTCCTCGGCCAACGATACAGAACAGAATAACTACTTTACTTTAGACAACGGCGAATCGTATACTGGAGAGTGGCGCGTGTCCAAGGTATATTTATTGGGTTCTTCACCAGCAGTTCTTGATAATAACGGTGACCCTGTTGCCGGTGGCGCCGCCACCGTATATCCAACAACTGCTTCCGTAATCGCTGGTTTAACTGGGATTCCACACGATGCCCTGATGGCGAACTGGTCCGGCTCTTCCGGAGTAGGCTAATGCCAACACAGTGTAGTGGGTTCGGAGGCCGCCTAGGCAATAAATCCGCCAGAACCTCTGGCAAACAAAACATTGTTGACCGCGCCGACAATGGTAGTCTTTGCTTAAACGGACACCTTTTCAGACTTTATTATTATCAAGAGAGAGCTTAATGATAGTGAATCAAATAGGTTGTCATTGGCCTTCTCAATCGCGTAAGTCGTTTTAAACTTTTAATTACTATTTATTAAGAGTAAAAATATAGGAGCGCTCACATGTCATCGATGTTAGAACAAGCTATTGTAGACGCTGCAGCCCTGAGAGAGGCCGCAATTCAAAGCGCCGAGCAGGTTGTGATTGAAAAGTATTCTACGGAAATTAGAGAAACTGTAGAAAATTTAATGGAAAGCGACGAACTTAATGAGTCTAAGTCTGTTGATGAACAAATCACAGAAGCTGATGAAATTGGCGAAGGCTATGCCTTTGTTGAAGGGACTGAGTTGAGCGACTTAGAAGAGCATGAGCTTTTAGAAATTGATGTCAAGGGCCTGTTCGAACAATTAGAAAAGCAAAGACTAGAAGAGTCAGAAGAAATTATTGAAATAATTGAGGAAGAAGTTGAGCTTGAAGAAGAAGCCAAGCCCAAAGAGGCCTTGGAAGAATCAGAAGAAAGCTTAGAAGAAGAGACTGAGTTAGAAGAAGCAATTGAATTTGATTTTGAACCGGTCCCCGAGGGCAACACCGAAGCTTATGGTGCAACGAACGCGCAACAAAAAGAACAAGCGATGCTTGTTGATGTTATGCAGCAGATCGAAAACGCCAACGAAAAATTAGAGAAAAAGAACGAAGGCTTAATTAAGGATAAAAACAAACTTATTAAGTCAAATAAAAAATTAAAAGAATCTGTAGGAAAATTAGCTCAGAAATTTGAAGAAATGAAGTTGATGAATGCTAAACTTTTTTATACAAATAAAACATTAATGGACGCCTCGTTGAATGAGCGGCAAAAGCACAAGCTTGTCGAGTCGATTAATAACGCTCAATCATATGAGCAAGCGAAGATTGTCTATGAAACTCTTCAAAGCACAGTGGGAAATGTTTCCAACAAGAAACAACCGGAGTCTCTGAGCGAAGCTGTAGGCAAGCGATCTTCAACATCTTTATTGCTTAAAGCAAGAAAGCAGGATGACGAGCCAAAAGTGAGTGAAAGCAATAATCTTTTCGCAACTCGAATGCAAGCTTTAGCAGGCATTAAAAATTTAAAGGAGGATTAAAACAATGTCTAACATAATTGAAAAATTAACAGAAAATATTGTTGCTCGCGATCTTTCCAAAGAAGGCGCTGCCCTAGTTAACAAATGGGAAAAAACAGGACTTCTTGAGGGTCTGGGTAACGATAGAGCGAAGGACAACATGTCCCGTCTCTTAGAGAACCAAGCCAAGGAGCTTCTTCGCGAAGCTTCGACTATGGCTGCTGGTGATGTCGAGGGCTTTGCGGCCGTCGCATTTCCAATTGTCCGTCGTGTATTCGGCGGATTACTAGCTAACGATCTCGTTAGCGTACAACCGATGAGTTTGCCCTCGGGCCTCATCTTCTTTATGGACTTCACCAAGAATGAAGGCCAGCGCCTAGGTAACACGGCCAACGATTCTGTATACGGAGGCAACGCAGTTGCTTCGCAGATCACCGGTGGTGTACAATTATCGGGTCGCGAACAAGAGAAGAGCCTTTACAGCTTGAATCAAGGTTATTCTTCGCCTGTCTCGGGTGGCACCATCGCCGCGCAGACAGTTGTTGCTTCCGGCGCTATTGACGCGAACGGCGAGTATCAGCACAAGGGCTTATCAGGTCAGAGCATCAGCGCCAAGACCGTAAGAGAAATTCTTAGGTATGACCCCGATGTTTGTGTTTCTGGTACTGGTATCGTGATT